CACGGATCTCTGCCTCGATGCACTCTCTGTAGATGAACTTGTTGATCACTTTCTGCCTGTTGATCCTCTCCTCGTTCAGGCTGCGCGAGAGTGTGGTGTTTGCCTTGATCCTCTTATCTGTCTGGTCATGGCTGATGTAGAGGACAACAGTGGTCGGAATGATCGCAGACAGCGTGATGCAGAAGAGCAAGACCTTGGCGAGGAACGCGAACGAGTATCGGGGTAACTGTGTCATGTGCACCACCAGACGATTACAAGGAGTAGTGTCACCCACTTGAGTGCCACGAGCACTGCCACAGCTACTCCTTTGGACCCAGGAGGGAGTCGATGATCCTGTTTCCGGACACTAACCCGACGCATGACAGAGCGAGCAGGATTCCTTGTAGCGGGAATGACCACCGAATGATCATGGCCACGATGATGGATAAGCCCGCGAGTGCCAGCACTGCGTCCAGGGTTTGTCCGTACCAAGGCCATCTCTTATATCGGTCCCGTGTTTGCATCCTGCATCAGTCTATGCCCTGTACTTGATGAACCAGGAGCCAGCGACGAGGTACGCCGGCGTATCCTGTGGCAACGCGCTGAACGACACTCCGACACCAGGTGAGGTCGGATAGGTGCGAGTGATAGATGAGTCGAGCGCTGGTGACTCTCCCTGACTAGCGCCGACAATGATCGTTCCGCCGACAGAGGCACCACCGTATTGGGACTGGTGGAAATGCTTGACGGAGCGTTGGGCGATAGCCTTGCCCTCGTTATCACCCATTGTGTCAACGTCTGCCTGCTCGCCTTCCGCAACGAGAATTCTCCCTCTGCAATCAGGAAGGTTGAAGGTTGTGGAGCCGTCTCCTACTCCGAACGGGAGCGCAGGTGTCAGGCCGTTCAGATAGTTGAACAGGGCTGCATACGTAGTGCGCGAGACAGCNACNCCGTTCGCACTGNAGCCAACGNCCCTCAACNNCTGTCTCCACNGTCGTGTAGTTNGCAGCGCGCAGCATGAAGAACCCNANCGGGACTACAGCGTTCANNTTGTCCTTCAGGTGCGTATCGAGGAGCGTCGCTGTGACGATCTCTCCTGCAACCCAGTCATGTGGTTCTGTCCAGGCCATAGTCCCTCCTAGAAACCCAGCTTCGTTGTTGAGTCAAGGACCCCAAGCACTGGGTCTCCAAGAATCCAGTAAGAGTTCATGTCTGCAGGTGACAGGTACCAGACGGTTGTCCAACGTCCGACGACATAGGTGTGCTCGACATACTCGATGATCCCCTCGAAGGTGACAACTTGCTCTGTGCCTTTCTGCGCGGGCCAGATTTCAACCGCGATGCGATCCCCGATCTCTCGTCCCAAGGCATGTGCCCACAGGTTAGTGTTTTGCTGNGGCTCGATGGTCACNCTCTTCACGCGCACGTGAGGATCCTTCAACCGATCAAGGTGGTACTCGACCTTGGTCTGAGCTTCATTGGCATCTTGAATTGAGGACTCGTCATAGGTCAGTGACCTGGGCCTGTACTGCGTCTGTGATGCTGTGTCTGTAAGGCTGAACGTCTGGTCATCTGTGATCACTGCCTGCTGGATGTCAATTTCAGGGGCAACATTGACCGTAACCACGTTCTTGATAAAGTCCTTATCCACCTGGTAGTCAGCACTCGCGAAGGGCAGCTTCGTGCCAGAAGGCCGATTCGACAGCGTNACAATCGGCGTTGTGTACGGAGGTTGGAATCTTTTATGCCGTTCGATGAATCTGGCCTTCCCATCGCCACCCATGAAGAAGTACCCATCCTCATCAGCGATAACCTTGCGGATCAGCTCAAGAGCGTTTCCTTCGTATTGCCCCTGATGGAGCATGGTGGAGCCAGCGTCAATCTGTCGCTGACTTGTGGGCCACAACGCTGCGTCNAGGAACGCGTTGATCCGAGCGCCTGGCAACTCTGAAGGACGGAAGACAGAGATGTCGATCTGAGAAAGTGGATCGAAGCCGTCATTCGCTTGAAGTACTGCTGTATTGAGACGGTTGTCCTGCTTCTGAGGCCACTGCTCGATGTCGCCAACAAAGAGGAAGTACTCTTGACTGCCCCTGACAGCTCTCAGACGGCATGACCTGACGGGCAGGACATTCGGGTAATACGGAGAGAGTGTGTAGGCAGGATCGAACTGGCGCAACTGGTTGTAGAGGATGGTCATGAGCGTGCCTGTCTCTGGGCTCTTCAGTTCGTCCTGGCGACCCCTCTTCGTCTTGAACTCGATCTGCTTTCCAGAGGAATCAGAGGAAACCACTGTGTACGTCTGTGTCTCAGAAGTGGGATCTGACGCGAACGCGACCTCAAGGACAATCTCTGGAAGAGCATTCGCTTCTTTCGGGATGACAGCACCTCGGTCTACTCCGACACCAGTGTCTGTCTTGTGGATTGAGTTGATAGCGAGCGAGAGCGTGGAGGAGTCTGTTCCAACACCNGCNTCTGTCGGATGGACGACAGCATCCTGAATGTGGACAGAAGCAGTGCCCACACCAACTCCAGAATCAGAGGCAAACTTCGAGGCGACAGAAGTGGCAGCGACAGTCGTCTTTTCCCCATCACGGAAGAGGAACGCAAGGCCAGCAGCTGCATTCCTAGAGAATCCGAATCCAAACTCAGTGCCATGCTTAGTGACGATTCCTGCAACTGAAAGGGCACTTACGTCCTTACCGAGACCAGTGTCAGAGGCAGATACTGAGGTTCCTGTACTCGTCGTCCTGACACTTGAGTCTACTCCTGCACCCGTCTCATGACCAATGATAGGCGCTGTCGAGATCTCAAGAAGGGCATAGGAGATCTGCCCACTGATTGAATCAGTAACTTCTAGCTGAGCATAAGAGACCTGAGCGGTAGCCACACGCTACCCCAGCAAGGTCTTGCCTCTGTTCGCCTGCTGCGAGACGAGGCTGTAAAGGTGATCAGCGAGATCCTGCTCCTTGATCAGCGAGCCTTCGACCTTCAGATAGAAGTTGTTGTAGGTCGCACCTGCACCAGCTTGAGATGCGCCCGTGAGACCCACGCTCGTGAGGTTCGAGGTCGAAGGTGACAAGACACCCATGGACCCTGCGAGCGATGACGCAGCACGCGCGACATACGACGTGTCGAGCCCGGAAACGAGCGTCTTCCCAAAGGCTGACCACCAGGTGTCGAGATTCGACATCGGNCCCTTGTCCGTTGGTGAGTGTGTCGCGAGGTACTGCTCGACTGTCTGGGCNAGCGCAGAAGCTGCACGCGCGACCTCTTCCTGTGCCTGGAGAAGGCCTGAGGCGAATGAGCGGCCCATGGACAAACCTGCGCCACGATAATTGACACCGTAGGAGTTGAGAAGGGCGATGACCTTGTCCTGGTAGAACTTGTGCTTCTGGGGAAGCTGCTTCAGGTGCTCAAGNAGGTCAGCGAGCGTATCCTCGAGGTGACGCTTCTGCAGTGCCCTTTGCGCGTCGTACTGCTTGCGTGACTCCTCAGCCTGNAGNACGAGGTGCTCACGCCTCTTCGCGAGACGCTGTGCGTCCTTCTCCTCCTGCAACGCTGTCTGTGCATCCTGGAACTGGGTATTGAGCTGCGTGTACTGCTCCTGGTACTTCTGCTCTGCCTCAAGCTTGCGCTGCGCGAACGCAGTGTCTGTCTCGCCTTCGTTCTGNGAGAGGACCTCNCGAGGCGCAGCCATGAAGTCCTGCAGCTCCTTCTGCGCTGACTTCACAGAATCTACGAGCTCCTGGATCCTCTTCTTGTTCTCTGCAACCTTCTGCGAGAGGTCGAACGCATCGAGCATCTTCTCTGCACGCGTCTTGAACTGCGATGTCTGGGCATCGAAGGCTGCAAGCGCATCTCCGACCATCCGATCCCAAGCAGACGAGAGAGCACCTGTCTGCGACTGGATAGTGTTCTGTGCTGCCGTAACAGCCTCACGAATCTTGTCTGACATCTTCTGAGGCAGATCGACAAGGCCGAGAAGCATTCCTTGTGTGATCCCCTCGCCTAGTGGCTTACCAAGCTCGTCTGATGTGACCTGGGACGGCGACTTGATATGGAAGAAACCTTTCGCCTTGTCAATCCCTGACTGGATCCCGCTCTTCAGCTTGTTGTAGACAGCGGTACCAATGTCACCAATCCCTGCAATCACGCCATCGACAATTCCAGCTCCGATTTTGAGAGCTGCGCGATACGCGAGGCCGACAATCTTCTTGACAGCGCTGACTGCGTCCATCATCGCCGTGTGAACCTTGCTCGCGAGGTCAACAACCCCAGCCTTGATCCCTTCCCAGATCGCCTTCCCGACGAGCAGCGCTGCATTGAGGACGAGCGAGATAGCAGAACGAAGGATCGTGACAATCGCAGAGATCGTACGACTCACAATCGCCTTCACCTGGTTCCAGACCTCACCCCAGTCTCCCCTGAGCGCTGCAGCGAAGATCTTGAAGATGGAGAGGATGTTGTTGACAGAGGTTGAGATGATCGTGGAGACAATCGTCCAGGCTGCCTTGAGGATAGCCTTGATTGTATCCATGTTGTCACGGATGAAATTGGCGATAGCGAGGAAGCGACCCTTCACGTCATTCACGAGGCGCGTGAGGATCGGTCCGACCAGATTCCAGATGTTCTGGAACACCTCGACAACAGAGCGGCCGAAGGCGATGATCCCGGGCAGGAGCGACTTGAGGAATGCGAACGCTGCGTCCACGATCTGCCTGAACTTCTCTGAGTGCGTGTAGGCGTAGTAGAGAGCGACGCCCAACCCGATCAGCGCAGCAGCAACAAGGCCGATTGGGTTCGCGAGAAGCGCAGCACCGAGTGCTGTGAACGCTGCGACGAGGCCCGTGACGAGTGAGGTGATCATNCCGATGATCAGGAACGCNCCGAGCGCTGCTGCGACGCCGATCAGCGCTGCACGGAGGACAACAGAATGGTCAGCGAGATTCTTGAACCAGGCGACTGCGTCACCAATCGGCGCGAAGGCTGCTGCGATCTTGTCAGGATCAATCGCTGCGACAAAGCCAGCGAGCGCGCGTACGAGCTTCTCTGCTGAGGGAAGAAGNTGCTGNCCTAACTGGACAGCGAGTGTNTGGACAGCAGACCCAAGCGCGCCAAGAGCACCNTTGAACCCCTTNGTCCGNGCCTCTGCGATCTTCTGCGCTGCGTTCGTCCCCGTGACCTCCTTGCGGTACTTCACGTAGGCATCCGCGCCCTCGTTCATCAGGATCCGCATCGCCTGGTTCGCACGCACGCCGAAGATCGTGGTCAGGGCCTGCTCACGCTGTTCCTGGGTCAGCTTGCCGAGGTTCTGCTGGAACTGAGAGATGATGTTCGGCATTGCCTTCATCTCGCCCTTGGCATTGAAGATGGAGATGTGATACTTCTCCATCATCGCTCGTGCCTTGTCAGTCGGCGACTGGAGACGGATCAGCATCGTCTTCAGCGCTGTGCCTGCGTACTCGCCTGACANCGCATTGTCTGCCATGATCGACAGCGACGCAACGAGGTCCTCGATTGAAAGACCTGCACCATGGAACTGTGCACCTGCATTCTGGACGCCAAGAGCGAGATCTGTGATCTCCGCTGTCGACTTATTGGCGCCTGCAGCAAACAGGTTCGCTACCCGAACAGCCTGATTCCCGCCAAGATCGAAGGCCTTGAGTGACCTCGCAGTCAACTGCGCTGAATCAGCAAACCCAATGTTCGCGGCGAGGCCCAACTGCAGAGCGCCCCTCGTCGCCCCCAAGATCTGCTTTGTCGTCAGGCCAGCCTTTGAGAGTTCGACCATTGCGTCAGCAGCATCCTTCGCTGACACGTTCGGNAGCTTGAAGTCCTTNCCGAGGGAGATCGCCTCGTCACTCANTGCCTTCAACTGCTTCTGGGTTGATCCAGAGACAGCCTGGAGCAGGTTCATCGACTGCTGGAAGTCTCCAGCTGCCTTCAACGAGAGGATCCCGACACCCACAGTCGCCAAGCCCACGCCCGCTAGGATGCGTGACGCAGCGGAACCCGTCCTGATCAGGGACGAGTTCATAATCGCCATGCTCTTGTAGAACCCAGACGTGTCTGCTGTCACGCGGGCTACGAGCTGTGCGACTGTGAGTGCCACTACCTCCTCTTTCTCTTCGCCTTCTGCTTCTCTGCGTGACCTTCAGCGTTCAGCGCCTGGATGGCAATGTCAATCCAAGCGACAGGCTTCTCCAGAAGTTCCCATGGAGGAACCTTGTAGTACTGCGCTGCCCTTACGAGAAGGTACCAGTCGGGGACGCGGCCTGTACCTCCGTCTGTTGCGAGGAATCTAGCGAGGTCGCGTCCTTCTGAGGGTTTCCCCGAGCCACATCCGTGATCTCCTGCATGACCAAGCCGAGGAATGGCAGCGGGACCTTGCGGATGTCTTCGATCGAGGTACCGAGATCGCGAACCTCACCTGTAGGCTCGCCGTTGTCATCGAGGAGATCCTCCTGCAAGTCCCAGCGGACCAGGACCGTGTGGAGCAGTTCAGCAACGATCTGCGTATCCCCACGACCGCTGGAGGCAAGATTCTGGATCTCCTCGACTACATCGAACGTCAGAGAACCTGGCTTGAAAACGACTGAAACAGAATCCTCAGGCTGATCTCCGTCAGCCGGAATCTGAATCGTTACCTTCTGTTCCCTGCCCTTCAGGGCTGACAGCTTCATTTCCGCTCTCCTGTGTTGGCGTTGTAGCGGCTTCCTCGACCGCCTCTTCCGGAACGAGATCGTCCTCGGGTCGCACTGGCGTGCTGTCGCGCGCCTCCTGCAGCTGCTCCTCGTTGAGAGGAGCGACTTCCTGTTCGCTCATAGTGCTGTCTCCTTGTTGATCACCGTCGCGAGCATGGCGTTGCCCCACGCTGCGTCGTAGACCTGCTCGAAGGTGAACTCGATGGCGTACACGCCATCCTCGTCTGAGAAGTCACCGATGTCCTTGACCTTGACAGCCGCATCCCAGGCGAAGCGATACTTCTGAGTCGTCGCCCCTGCGAGAGCAGCCGACAGTCCCTCGATGCGGACGAACTTCGTGGAACCTGCACGCGCCTGCGTGAGCTGCGCCATGCCTTCCGTGTCAGCCTCCANGAGNAGCGTGATCTCGCACGTCGGNTCNGTTTCCACGACCGCAACGTACGAGGTCTGTGCTGAGTTGAGAACCCAGACAGGACCGAAGCGATCTCCGACGTGAATCGTCGCCTCCAGGACGCGCGTGAGCTTCGTCGTTCCAAGGCCGGCGGAAGTCGAATCGAGGAAGACGTTGAACTCGGTCGGAATCATCGGGACTTCCGGAGGCGTTGTCGGAGAGGCAGTCATTGTGATGCCATCCGTGATCGCCTGNCCGAGCATCGAACCAGAGACCTCGAACGAGTCCCTGTTCAGCGTCATCTCGAGTTCGGTGACGAGGCCGTTCGTGAACTTGTGCGCACGGACGACACCACCCTGCTCGACAGTGAACGTCTTGACCGTGTCCTCCGAAGAGGCTGCGGGAGCGAACGTCCACTGCCTTGCCGACGTGTCGACCGTTGTCGGCGCTGAAGGGGCCTTGAGAAGAGAGGCGAGGAACCAGATGATCTCTGAGTACGACATTGCTCCAGAGATGTCTGCCTCGACCCACTCCTTGCCGGGCACCACGATGGAGGCGAACTTCTGGCCCATCGGCCTGAACCTGTACGGCTCGACCTGGATGGCGGGCTCGATCCCCATCGAGATGAACTTCTTGTTTGCCGGCACAGAGGTGCCTGGGGTCGTCTCCAACCCGAGCTGCACTCCCTGAGTCAGCGATGATCTCTCGGCCATTCTCTATACCTCAGATCGGTTGGGATTGGGTGCGGTAGAGCCCGCCTGCGTGTCTATAGTACACCCCCGTGTCTTCGACTTCAAGCAGACTGAAGGGTTCTACACGGACACACGATAGGACCTGGATGGTCGTTGTCGCCCCAGAATGATCATGTAGCGCCTGATCGAGGGCGTCAGCAAGCGGGACGAGAGGTGCGATCTCGTGCCCTTCCCTCGTGACCACGACCAGCCAGTCGATCTGGGTGATGATTCGGTGGGTTCCTACCCCTCGCACATCATGCCGCGCCTGCACCTGAAAGCGCACAGCGGGCAGTGTTACATCTGCAGGGATGAGATCTGCGAACGCGAACAGAGTCGTACCCGCGTCAACGCGAGCAGTCAACCACTCTGCAACGTGCAGCTCATCATTGAGCAAAGTCAAAAGTGGATCAGCCCTTTCCCCATGTCTGCGAAGAACGCAACCTTGTCTGCCTCGAGGGCAGGATTGAGGTAAGGCTGTGCTGCCATCTTGTAGGTCCCGTACTCGACAAAGCGGCCATACTCGGCCCCTACGATGATCTGTGCCTCCTTGCCTGCGGAGACAGACTCAGAGTGGATTGACGACCTGAGGTACCCAGTNGCGACAGGCGCACGTGCGCGTGCGTCAGAGGCGATCTTGTCTGCGTGCGCCTTGACAGTCGTCCGTGCGTTCGCTTCAACCGCTGCGATCAGCGCAGGGATACGATTCTCGACAACGTACCACCTGATCAGAAGAGGTCTCGGCGCCATTACAACTGACTCGTCGCGATGACCGGCCGCAAGAGTTCATTCGTCTCTGGGCGGAGAACTGCCTGAACCCGCAGCTTGAGATTGGCCTGAGACGTGAGGACGAGGTTGTCCTGCACGCGAACGTCCGTCTCTGCTGGAAGGAAAACGGTGAATACGTGGACATTCCGTAGGGCAGAGATTTCTGGCACTGTCTGTTCATGCGCGACCCCTGACTGNAGCGAACAGGGAATGCTTGCCGTGACAAGAGCCTCAGACGTCGACTGGCCTCCGTAGGCATCCGAAGATGTCGTCTCACGGTAGAGGTCGCAGACGTCTGTCATCCACGAGGTCGTCTCCTGCCTCAGGAGATCGAGTTCATCCGTAGTAAGGGGCATACGCGTTGTTCTCGATCAGCGAGGTCGTGAGGCGTTCGTCAGGGACGAGAGGCACAGCTTGAATACCGCACCTCATCAGGAACTTCTTGTGCAGCGCGATGCAGTGGTCGTAGAACTGATTCCGCGAGTACATCTTGCCGGCGTCCATGAACAGATAGCGAGGGGCGAGACGCGTCGACTTCACGAGCCAGCCTTGCGCGACTGCGTAGTTGATATCGTAGGTCTCTTCCCAGCCTGTGTCTGACGGACGCACGCCACTACGGTCGACACGACGCGAGATGTCGAGCAGAATGTCTAGTTCTGCTGCGTAGATGATCGGCTCTGTCTGAGGATCGAGAAAGAGCTCGATACGCGCCCGTGCCTCCGCTTCTGTCACTTCGGCTTCCCAGGCTTCGGATGGGACATGCCCTTCGGGTTCTCCTTCTGCAGGAGCACCTTCTGAACTGGCACTGCAGTCATGCGATCACCTCCAGTTCCTTCCCCAGGTGCCTGTCTTGAGGACTGGCGCCAACTTCTCTTTGAGAGCAATGAGAGGCTCCGCAGGAGCGCGTAGCTTCGCTTGAAGTGAACGCTGGAACGCCTCACGCCGCCTCTCTTGCGCAAGGTGTTCCAGCGCCTGTTCGTCTTCTGGTGTCATGCCCTCGAGAAGGTGATGAGGACCTCTCCGCCAGAATGCGCGGTGCCTGTTGACGCGTGAGTCTCGACAACAGCGAGAATGTCGCCTGCAGCGACCTTGTTCGCAGGATCTGCAGCGACAGTGAATGCCTTCTCATCGAAGGCAGCGAGATCCGTACCCGTGATGAGGTCGAGGGTCGCGACGACAGTCGTACCTGCTCCTGCCTGACCCTTGTTGACGAGCGTGAAGGTTCTCTTCGTCGCAGTCGCTCCTGTGACAGCTGCCTCAGGTAGCAACGAAACGCCGACGACTGAGCCGTCGTAGGGGGCACGTGCAATCGCCTGGTCAGAGTCAGTCGCTGCTGTCTGGGCGGGAATCCATCCAGACTGCGTGTCCTGCCTCGGTGCTTGGTATGACGACATTCAGGTTCCTTTCAGTTGAGATGGGGACACCCAGTTGCCCAGGTGCCCCCACCTACGTCCTACTGCCTGTACTGCAGACGCTCAAGCAGGAACGCCGTTCCTGCACGCCCCTGCATGTCAGCCTGGGCAGACACGGACACGAGGGCGCACTTCGCAGCGAGGAACTGCTCCGCCTCCGTCGTCGTGTCATCGAGACCGAGCTGCGTGACGGTGCCCTTCTTCGCGATCTTCGCGTTGACCGTGACATCCGCCGTAGTCGGATTCGCGACCAGGATCTGAACCGTTGCCATTCTCTACACCTCCTCTGGCTTGTCTTCCGCCTCAGCCTGGATTACGGCTGGAGGAGGACAGCGAACGGGTAGCGCGAGGCTTCCGTCTGCTGCTGGTAGTTGATCGGGTTCGGGACCTGGAAGCCGAAGCGTGCGACGACGCGGAGGGCAACCATGTCCTGCTGGGCGAGGTTGTAGATGATGGTTCCGGAACCGTTCTGGATCACGGCCTGGTCGAGCATCTTGTACGTGATGTCCTGGCGGATCGCGATGATCCCCTGGGTGAAGTCACCTGCGATCAGGTCGGGCTGACCTGAGCCGGCGGCCCAGAGGCCATCCATGACGTACTTGACGGGCGACCCCTCGATCTCGTTCGTGCTGAGATCCATGAGACGCTGACCGGTCGTGTCGCGGGCGCCACGAAGCACGGAGCGGAACGTGCGCCTCGTGACAAACCCGTTCACGTCGTACCCGTCGGTCTCGACCGTTCCCATCAGGGAGTTGAGGTCGCCACCGACTCCACCGTTCGCCTGGGTCGTGGTGCCGCGCGTGAACGTGTTGGACGCTGACGTTGCTCCCGACACGATGTGGGCCGGCCAAGAGGCGGGCTTGTTCGTACCGAAGAACACCGCAGCGTCTAGCGCTCGCGCGATTGCCTCTGCGAGGCGGGGCCTGATCTCTCCCCAGATATCGAAGGACGCGTCATCGAGAAGCGCCTCCGGGATCGGGACAATTGCCGCGATCTCCTCTGCGAAGAGGTACTTGTTGGCCCACGCCTGATCGGTCGTCTGCTTGAGACCTGTGTCACCCGACACCCAGTACGCCGTCGGCAGCGCAGCGAGAACAGGCATCCGCTGCTGACCGGTCGACATCCTGACGTGACGGAACAGGCTCAGGGCAGCCGACTCGGCCTGCACGTTCTGGATGATGTCATCCGCTACATCCTCGGGGATGAGGGCGGCAGCATCCGAACGAGAGACTGATGCGTCGTAAACGGACATCCCTGTCTCCTCTTCCTTTGATTACCTGCGCCCTGAGGCGCGTCTGATCTGCTCGTTCATTCCGGCAGCGGTCGAGCGACCGTCGCCTCCTGCACCACCGTCGGCACCGACACGCGTGCCTCCGCGAAGGTACGGCCGTTCTTTGACGAGGTCCTTGAGAGCATCCTCGACCAACTGATCGTTGTCAGGATCCTCGATTGTCCCCCAGTCGAGGAGCTTCGCAGCGTCTGCCTGCGCGTCCGGCGCGACTCCGACACGAGAAGCCATGACCTGCACGCGAAGCGCACGTTCGCGCTTCTCGGAGGCAGTAAGCTTGTCTGCAAGTGTCTTGTTCTCACCGGTGAGCCTTTCCAGGTCTGACTTCTCTGCATCCTCGAACTGCTTGAGCTTGTTCTGCAGTTCGTTCCGCTCACGCCGGTACTTCGCGGCCTCGCGGTTGACTTTCTGCAGCTCCTCCCGTGGGATGAGGTCCTGCTCGTCACTGCCAGATCCGGTGCCCTCCGGGGGCTCGACTCCTCCGTCTCCAGAGGTGTCGTCGTTTTCGCTTCCTGAGCCACCTGGGCCTCCGTCGGGAGCGAAGATGAATCTTGACTGCATGTTAGCGCTCTCCTTCCGTCTCTGCAACCGTTAGGTCGCGTCCTTGTTGGTTGCCTCTGCCAGGAGCAGTGTTCCAGAGGCAACCGTCTGGAGCACTGATGCTGCCGCGATCTTCACCTTCACGTCGTATACGAGCGCGCGAGGAGCACTAGAGGTGTCTGCCTTTGGCGAGGTCACGCGAAACTTTCCAAGCGCACCATCCGTGACCACGATGCCTGCCAGGCCTGCGACATTCACGCCGTACTTGAGAACTGCGTCCGCATCTGCGTCCGACTTCTTCCTCTTCGCCGTGAACCAGATCTTGTCGTTCCCAGGGTCGATAGCGACTGTCGCGTCGATGTCCCAGATGTTCGTTTCACCCTTCACGCCGTCGATCTGTGTCGTCTGAACTTTTAGGGCCATCGGGTTACCTCAGCCTCCTCCTTGTCGCCCTCGATTGTAGAACCTTCCCCTCCACGGTTCAAGCCTACAGCAGAGGTTACACGATTAGCAGCAACAGAAGCACCCATCCGATCTGGAGGTAGGCCCCCCTTGAATACGAGCGCATGGTCATCCCCTGCTCCTGCATCCAATCGCTGTGAGATGATGAACCTGATCGCTGCGACATCGAGCGCAGATCCAGGTTGCGACACGAGGAGCGCTGCGCGTGCGAGAGATACGTCAGATGAGGTGCCTGTGTCGACTGCGCGGAAGGCAAGCGCTGCTGCTTGCGTTGATACGCCTGCGTCAGCACGCGAGAGCGTCGCGTGGAGCGCTGCAAGGTCATTACATGCGCCTGTGTCAGAACGGGAGAGAGACGCGCGGAGCGTTGAGGAATCTGCGCCAGTTCCTGCGTCAGAACCTGACTTCGACACGACCCCCTGAGAAACCGAGGATGCATCCGCGCCTGTGCCTGCGTCTGTGCGCGTGAGTCGCGCGACGAGAAGAGAACTGTCTGTTCCTGCAGCAGAATCGTTGCCATGCCTCTCGTTCCCGGCCTGCAGCGACGAGGTATCTGCGCCTGCTCCTGTCTCTGTGCGCCCAAGGACAACCTTCTCTGCAGAGACCTCAGTTCCAGCGCCACTCTGTGTGAGCGAGTACGCTGCGTGTTCTGACGAAACATCCGCACCTGTGCTCGGTTGCGCAACAGCGTACGAGGCATGCTCTGTCGAAACATCTGCCCCTGCACCGCTCTGCGTGAGCGAGTAGGAGGCGTGTTCAGACGATGCATCTACACCCGTGCCTGTGTCAGATCCAGACTTGGGAACTGTCAGGCGAGATGTCTCTGCACCTGCACCTGTATCTGTCAGCGCATACGCTGCGTGCTCAGAAGAAACTTCAGTACCCGCTCCTGTCTGCGTGACGATAGAGACCTTCGCTGTAGCAGCGTCCGCTCCTGCTCCTGAGTCAGTCCCGGCCTTTGGAGTTGANTCNGGNAGTCCTGGGATCTCAAAGCGTGACCAGCCAAGGTATCCAATCGTTGGAACTGTGACGACATCTGCGCCCGTCCCTGAGTCTGTTGGAGGAACCCGAGCAGCAAGCGCCGATGTATCTGAACCTGACCCGGAATCTGTGCCAGCCTTCGGAGTCGGGGGGATTACAGGGTGAATGACAATTGTCTGCGCACGCCANGCTCCAGTTGCGCAGGTGAATACACCTGGATTAGATGTTGCAGTGTTCGACGCAAGGTGCGCTGTCGCGATCATCCCGCCAAGGTTCGTGCCGGCGACACCGCACGCCTTCTGCAGCAGCGTCCCGAACCCCGAAGGGGCAGCTGTCACCCAGGTATCGTCATCAGCCTCTTCACCGTCACGGCCGAAGCACGCGATTGTGAGGACGTCCTTCGCCCCACCTGTGACAGAAACAGACGGCGGGTCAGGACTGACAGAACTTCCCGTCGCAGTCGTGCCAATCTGTGGCGCCTGTGTCGCTGGGTCGATCTGACCTGAGATCTCGTAGACAATCCAGGCACCACGTGTCGAGGCAGAGAGCGTGAAGGTCGTTGTCGAGCCTTCAGTGCCGTCACAGACACGGTAAGCGATGTAGAGGCCGTTCGCAGAGTTCTCGTCAAGGAGTTCTGTCCANCCTGTGAGGGCGTTGACAGTCGCTGCTGTCGAGCCCTTGTTCATGATCGCTACGAGCAGATTCCCAGTAGCG